ATACATTTGCTCCGTTATATGGTGCCAGTGGATTTGGTCGTACACCTGCTGAGGCTGCGTACTACGAGCAGTTCACTAAGAAGTACTCAGGTATAGGCAAGTGGCACAAAGAGCTTGCACGTGAGGCTCTGGCTACTGGTAAGATCAAAACACCATCTGGTCGTGAGTTCTCTTTCCCTGATGTTACTCGACGTGCTAATGGTACTGTGACATTTTTCACACAGATTAAAAACTTTCCTGTACAATCGTTTGCCACGGCTGACATTGTACCTATATCCCTGATATACATCGACAAGCTATTAGGGGCTAATCAAATGCAATCATGCATCGTCAATACCGTACACGACTCCATCGTGATTGATGTGCATCCCAACGAGAAGGACAAAGTATTACGGATTATTCATGCAGCCAATGACCGACTGCTTTCTATCGTCAATAAGAAGTGGAAACTGGATTTCAATGTACCACTTTTATTAGAAGCAAAAATCGGTCCGAATTGGCTTGACACAAAAGACGTGTCGTGATATAACTAAGAACTCGCAAACAGAAAAGGAGATTTATAATGAATCAAGTAGCAACAATTAACACTGGTAACTTCAACGCAATGGCAGAAGCAATGGGCATGTCTGTTGACAACAATCAGAAGTCACAGGCAAGTACACTTGCACGTTTACGTATCAATCACTCAGCCATCATGGGTGAGGAAACAGTGAACGGTAAGAAGGTAAAGATGGAAGTTGTATCTGGTGGTACATACAAGTTGGAAATCCCTGATGGGCCAACGTACTACGCATCCACTGCGACTATTCGTCCATACCTACAACGCTTCATGTACAAGCGTTTCATCAAGGGTAGTGATACTACACCTAATCGTTATGTCAAAACACTTATGGCTAACGATCTGAACAGTGACATGAAGGACAATGATGGTGGCTTCAACTGTGGTAAACCTGCGGGTTACATTGAGGACTTCAAAGCATTGCCTGAGAAAACACAAGAGTTGATCCGTCAGATCAAACGTGTTCGTGTCATGTTCGGTACAGTTCAACTGCATGATGTTACTGATGCACAAGGTAATCCAGTCGAACTAGATGAACAGGCATTCATCTGGGAGATTGAAAACCGTGATGCATTTAAAACTGCGGGAACACTGTTCAACAAGCTAGGCAAGATGCGCCGTTTGCCAGTGCAGCACAACATCAAAGCTGCAACTGAAGAACGTTCATTGCCTAACGGTAGTTCATTCTACCTACCTACGTTGGCTCTTGATCTGAACGAGACACTTGATGTGTCGGACGCAGAGCAGGAAACATTTGCCAACTTCCTAGCATGGGTGGAGAATTACAACGAGTACATCAAGGGTGCTTGGAATGATAATGCGTACAAGAATGATGACACAGATACAGATACTGTTGAGTCATTCGTAGATATTGACGCAGAGGATTTCGTGTAATGAACCACCCTGCTGAACTAAAGCTGCACCAGTTTATGACTGATGCTGCCAATGGAAAGAGCACGTTCACTGAGGAACAGGCTAAAGATATTGGAGCAGAGGTTGCTGATGCAGTACTTCGTCAGTTCGGCAGTGGTAAGTCACGGGATGAGTTCACACTTAGGATGTCCAACATTGGGCGTCCTACTTGTCAACTGTGGTTTCAAAAGAACCATCCCGATAAGGCATTACCTAAGCCGACTACATTTGTAATGAACATGATGATAGGAGACATTGTTGAGGCTGTTTTTAAAGGTCTGCTTAAAGCTGCTAGTGTGGAGTTTGAAGACACTGATAAAGTTAGCCTTACAGTGGGAGATAGTAATGATACTAGGGTTTCTGGCTCTTATGATCTTGTACTAGATGGTGCTGTTGATGACGTGAAGTCAGCATCGCCTTGGTCTTACGCAAACAAGTTTGATTCCTTTGACACACTAGCAAAGGGTGATGGCTTCGGATACGTAGGGCAGCTTGCAGGTTATGCCAAAGCATCTGGCAAACGTGTAGGTGGATGGTGGGTCGTGAACAAAGGCAATGGTGAGTTTAAATACGTACCTGCTGATGGTCTTGACCTCGACAAAGAACTTGATAAAATCAAGTCAACTGTTGAAACGGTGAACAACAATGAGTTCAAACGTTGCTTCAGTCCTGTACCTGAGTTCTTTCGTGGTAAACCCACAGGGAATATGGTACTAAATGAGAACTGTCGTTTCTGTGATTTCAGATACGAGTGTTGGCCCAACATGGTTGAAGAACCATCACGGGTAAGTAAAGCAAAAGACCCCAAGACGGTGGCATACATAGAGGAATGAATATGGAAACAGAAATTGAACAACTTCAAGAAGAGATCAAGCTTCTTGAGGCGCAGCTAAAAGAACGAAAGAAAGAGCTGCATGAGAAACGGTATGCAGGTTTACGTGCAGCAATGGAAGCACGTAAGGACGCAGATCAAATGCTTAACGAAGAGTTGAAAGCATTGGGTGTACGCCGTATAAACTGGCACCCATTGTCTAATGGATGGTAAGCAGTTCAAGGCTGCGCTAAAGCATGGGTATAGGAGTGGATTAGAAATCAAAGTCAAAGATTACTTGAAAGAACGTAAGGTTAAATTCAAGTATGAAGCCATTAAAATTGAATGGGAAGACTTGATGTACCGCACCTATACCCCAGACTTTATACTTGCAAACGGTATCATCATAGAAGTGAAAGGAAGGTTCACATCAGATGATAGACGCAAACACGTAGCAGTAAAGAAGCAGCATCCTGATCTTGACATACGTTTTGTATTTGAAAACAGTAAACGTAAATTAAGCAAAGGAGCAAAGACAACATACGCCACATGGTGTGAAAGAAATAAATTCTTGTACGCAGATAGGGTTATTCCAGAAGAATGGTTGAAAGAGAAAGGTGTTGACAATCATCCAGACTTAGTAGTATTTCCTTATGACAAAATAAAAAGGAGCTAAACATATGCTAAACTCACTAATAAACTTTAACCCTAACGATTTCGTTATCCGTATCTCACCAGAAATGGATGACAATGGAGATTGGACAGGTGACCTTACAGTAGGTATGCTAACTACCGATGACAACACAATGAAGACAGATGACTTTGCACATCTGAAAGTGTTGACTGACATGTTGATTGCTGCTATACCTTTAATGGAACAGGATCATGATGTAAGGCGTAAGCTGTTCAAGCTAGTTGATGAGATTGATGCTGATGAAATGGCAGAAGAGAAGCCGTTAATAGAAGAACGTGACGGTAACGTAGTTAAAGTAAACTTTTAGAAAGGAGATACGAATGGTAGACATTGTAAACAATCCACCACACTATAATCAAGCAGGTATTGAATGCATTGATGCCATTCGTGCCGCCACTGGTGATGGGTATGAGTATTATTTACAAGGTAACATAATGAAATACCTATGGCGATACCGATATAAGAATGGCGCAGAAGACCTAAAGAAGGCACAGTGGTATTTGACCAAACTTATTGAGGAAGTAGATGATAGTTAAAGTATTCTTAACCCTACACATAGACGAAGATGAATACCCAGTTCCTGTAGACGGAGAAGTTAATGAAGAGATTGACCAAAGTCTGCAGGAATTTATTTATGACATTGATGGTATGTCAATTAAAGCAATAAAGATAATAACGGAGTAATGCTTATGGAAACTTATGGACCAACACTAGCAATCTCGGAAGAGATTCACGCAATGAAATATCGTAGCCACGGGGAAACCTTTCGTGAGGCAATGACACGTGTGGCTGAAGCACTAAAAGACAGTGAAATACATTTTAATAATTTCCGTACAATCCTGTACGAGCAACGCTTTCTACCTGCAGGACGTGTGCAATCAGCAATGGGCGCACCTCGTCGTGTAACGCCGTACAACTGCTTTGTGTCTATGACTATTGAAGATAGCATGGACGGTATCATGGAAGCAGCCAGACGTGCAGCAGAAACAATGCGTCTAGGTGGTGGAATTGGCTATGACTTCTCTACATTACGTCCACGTGGCACACTGATTAAGTCACTGGACAGTAAGTCATCTGGGCCTGTGTCATTCATGGGTATCTTTGATGCAGTATGTCGTACAATAGCATCAGCAGGGCATC